GATCCAAATGTATCTAACTTAACACCAACACCAACACCAACACCAACACCAACACCAGATGCCGATCCAAACAAGAAGCCGAAGAAGCCTTCTGCGAAGAGCACTATGGACGATATCTTAGATCGAATTGCTGGCATGCGTGGTGATAAAGACGCAGATAAAAAGACACGCAAACAAAAGTTCCAAGAGGCTAAAGACTTCTTAATAGAAGCTGGTCTAACAGATGCAAAAGACGTACGCACAGATCGTGACTTTTTGTTGATGCTGGGTGGCCTGAAGTTTGCCGCAGGTAGCGGGACAGGCAGTATGAGTCAGGATGCCATTTCAGCTTTGTCCACGGTCCTTGGTACTTTTGCTGGCGGCAAAAAGGACGAGCGTGAGCAAGAGCAGAAGTTAAGGATGGCTGCTGCTGAACGTGTGCTTAGACAAGAAGATACTGAAAAAGCAACCGCCGCTGCTCGTGAACTGGCGTTGGATAAACTTTCTATTGAAGCCGCTTTGAAAAAAGCTGAAATGGAACAAGATCCAAAGATGATCCGCGAAGTCAAGGCCATTATGGATGAAACAGGTGCTTCATTTACCGAGGCATTAAGATTACAACAAGCCACTTCTACTAAAAGACCCGGTTTTCAAGAACAAGTAGCCGCAGCTTTAATGGCTCCACCATATAATTTGAGCGCGGCTGATGCTTTCCTGATAGCAAACAATAGAAATCTTATTGGAGACGCTATCGAAGAAGGTCCAGATGCGGTGAAAGAGGCTCTTGCTGCTATAAAAGCTTTGGGTACTCAACAATCATCAGGTAATACGGGAAATACGGGAAATAGTATACCCCTAACAGGCAACGAAGATCAGACCACGTAGGGGCTTCATATGATCACCTACACTTATGAGGGTCAGGCATACGACTTACCAGACGGTACTTCTCCAGCAGAAGCTATGCGTAGGATCAGAGCGTATCTTGAAGAAAATCCAAAAAAATCTGCGTCGGATGCTCCCATAGACCCGGCTGATGAGGGTGTAATTCAAGAATTTGGCGAAGGCGTTATCGGTGGTTTGATCGAAGCTGGCGCTGGTATAGCTGAATTAGGTGCAATGGGCATCGACGCTATCAAAGACACTGACTACAGCAGGCGTGTCACAGAAGCAAAAAATCAACTCAAAGATGATCGTGGCATTGATCCTACTGGGCTAACTGGTGAGATTACACAGGCTCTTGTACAGTTTGCTATACCCGGTCTTGGTGCTGTTGGTGCCGCATCTAAACTAGCCAAACTAAGAAACCTTAGTAAGACAACAACTGCGCTCACGGGCATAGGCGCAGCAGGTATTGTTGATGGCATGGTCGCATCTGACGGCACTACAACTATTGGTGACTTCGTAGGTCGTGGCCCCACAATGACTAGCAAAGACATTGGCTTGTCAGGAAGAGAAGAAGCCGCCCGTAGATTTGGAAACAGAGTAAAGTTTGCCGCAGAATCGGCGGGTATTGTGGCATCATTGCCCGTAATTTTTAAAACAGTTGGTGCTACAGGCGGCGCAGCCGTGACGGGAGCCACAAAGGTTGGCGACGTTGTAGGTCTTAACGCTATCATTGCCAAGGGTGGAGAAGCAACAAACAGAATTGTACAAAAAGCAACCACTGGTGATAAATGGTACAACGAAACTCTTGATCAAATACTTGGAAGATTTAGGTCCCGTGGTTTTCTGCCAACAAATGTGTTTGAAAAAAGATCTAAGATTGTTGGTGATGTCGAGCAACAGGTAACAAAAGCCAATAGGATCGTTAAAAGAATTGACAAATCAATAACGGCTGCATTCAAAGGCAGTAAAAACGATTACGCTGAGTTTAGAAATATATTAACCGATGGCACGGGTCTTGATAAAACAGAAGTCGGTAACCTGTTTTATGGGTTCTTGACTCGCGATCCGGGGTTCATAGATGGTGCAAAACGTGAAGCCGCCAGACTAGGTAAAGAAATAGATGTCACAAAAAACGAGGACCTTGTGCAGTTTCTGCCGGACTTTATGCAGAGGAACGCATTAGCTGCAAGAAGACAAATAGACAGGTTAACTAGTTCTTTAGCCAGTTCACCTTTTGTATCATCAGGCATACTACCAGACATAAAACAGATAGTTGATCAAAATCTATCTGAGTTTATAAGACGCACCTATGCTGCTTTTGAAGATCCAAGTTGGTTTAAGTCAGATGCATTTAAACAGGCATATGATGACGCGATTAAATTCTACGAAGAAAATCCAGACATAGCTACTGACATGTACAGGCGTTTAGTCAGTACAACAGAGGTAGAAGATTTCACAACGGGCGTCGGTATTAACGCTCGTGTAAGACCAGAGTATGCTAAACAAATAGTTGATCGGTTTGTTAAAAAGTACAAGAAGCCTGCACGTCCAAATGCTTCAGACGGAACTATTGATAGGGTTGTGCGAGATAGATTAAGAACGTCTATGCTAACAAATAAACCATTAAATCAACCCGTACTTCGTGCTGTGCTGGGTGAGATAAAAGACCCGATGGATTCTTTCTTAGCCACCGTAAATGACCTAGCGCAGTTCCGTGCGACCGATAATTATTACAACTATTTAGCAAGAGAATTCTTAGATCCAGATAATCCAACTAGGATTGGTGACCAGATAATATCTGACGAAACATTTAAAACCATACCCACAGAAAGTCCTATACGAAATGAATACAAAAGACTAGGAGAGCCAAAAAAGGTGGGTCCTGACGGAGCCGTTAGCGATTTAGATAATCTTGGAGACATACAATACGGTGCGCTACAGGGTTCATATGTAAGGCACGGATTTACTGGTAAAGTTGGAGAAAAGATCGGTGGTTCTATGTACACTGAACTTACCGACTTGACTATGGCTAGAGGCACCACTCAAGATTTTGTGTATAGACTTTTGTATGGAAATTTTCTTAGAGCCAAAGGTCAGGTTCAGTTCGCTAAAACGGTTCTGTCACCAATCACACAAATAAGAAACGTAACATCTTCTGCTCTGTTTGCTATGGCTCAAGGTAATATTGGGAGAGGTGGTAATCTAGGAGAGTCTGTTAAGCTAGTTTTTGAAAATATACACAAGCTAGACAATGCACAGCGTGAAGCTTTTTACGGTAAGTTACAGCGTCTTGGTGTGGTTGGAACTCAGACTCAACTTAAAGAAATGGACAAATTGATCGAAGAAGGTCTGGGTGGGTCGTTAAAAGGTCACATTGACAGCATGGGTGTTAACATCACTCGGGACAAAGGTTTTATTAGACAGACGTTAGGTCGTAATAGATTAGGAAGGTTTATAGATAGCGCCGCAGTAAAACCACTTAAAAAAGGAACTCAAAAAGCCAGAGACTGGTATCAAGGTGGTGATGACATATGGAAGATATACAACTTTCACTTTGAAAGGCAGAAGGTTATCAATGCACTTGGTGATGCCAACAACGCAGAGCAGTACGCCAGACAGGTGGGCTTTGATGATCTTGATTCTTACGCTGCGGACATTGTCAAGAATGTCGTCCCGAACTATGAGCGTGTGCCAGAAGCTATTAAACTTTTGCGTAAGGCTCCGCTTGGTAACTTCATTGCCTTCCCCGCCGAAATCATTCGTACCAGTGCAAATACACTGAGCTACGCAGCCAAAGAACTTGCATCTGATAACCCAAAAATTAGAGAAATAGGAATGCGTAGGTTGATGGGCTTTATGGGCACAGTCGCTGTGACAGGTCCGGCTGTGCAAGGCATTGGGATGTATGCGCTTGGTGTTGGTCAAGATCAAATGGATGCATTGCAGCGTCGTGTTGCAAGTTGGAGTCGAGCGTCTACATTGGTGCCAACCAGCGTTAAAAAAGGTAGAGACAACAAAAACTATGTAAGTGGGTATGTAGATTTTAGCTACACCAACCCATACGATTACTGGATGAGACCAGCTAGAGCCATACTAAAAGCACATAGAGAAGGCACTCTTAATCAATACGACACTGACGAATATATTGGAACTATGGTTAAAGATGTTTTACATGAGTTTGCTAGCCCATTTATAGAAGAATCAATACTGTTTGAAAAACTTGCCGATGTAACTAGAGCTGGTAGAGACGGCAGGACAAAAACTGGTGCGTACATATATAACAAAGGTGCTGGGGATTTCAAAGTTGATACCAGTATGGAACAGTGGGCAAAAAGTATAGCGCATGTATTAGAAGCATTTACCCCCGGTATTCTTGAACAAACTGTTGGCACAATAGGTCCACAACCTGAACGTGCTGGTGAAATTGGTATCAAGCCGAGTAGAATAGCTACAGCTTTGGGTGCACCCGGCGGCAGAGACATACGAGGGAATGTAAGACAAATAGAAGAGGAAGTCGCATCTATTCTAACAGGTATTCGTGAGGCCGATGTTAGAGCAGATAAGATTGTTGGGTACGGTGCTTTCCAATTCGGTGATGTAGTTTCAGATGCGGCTGGAATATTCAACCGTGCAGCCAGAGTAGAACAAGCGTTGGACAAGGACAACTTGATAACTGCGTATGAAAAAGCAAATCAAACTTTATATCGCGAACAAAACCGCATGTACGGTATGATAAAAGACATGCGGACTTTAGGTATGACTGACCGAGAGATACGAAAAGCGTTGAAAAAATCTAAAGTTGGTAACGTAGGTAGATTAATGCGTGGATTATTCACACCTTTTAAACCATCAGATGAAGTGAAAAAGGTAGCGCGTAAAACAGTGCGTGAGTTTGGTGGAGAGTTTCCAATTCAAGATATTAATAGAATACGTCGTGAGTACAATCGCATACCCTTGACGGGTCAGGATCTTTTAAGTAAAGCTGATGGTGGATCCGTAGATGTAGAAACAGATGACAACCCACTCGTAAAACAAGACATGGCTAGATCACGGATACCTGATACTATAAGCGATGAATTTTTGAAGACACCAAGAACTAGTTCTGCTGCTCCGACAACTCCTCCTGTCGTAG